GTGACTTTTACGACAATGCATCACTGTTGTTATATGTCTTACATACCCAGATGTATTTATATAGATTCTGGTCAGGTAACAAAGTTTACACACATGTAATACCTATAGCTTATAACGACGTTGTGGGTATCTTAGAGGGGACAGTTGGCCAAGCTACTAACGCATTCCGGGAGTACATAGCACACCACCCTCAAGGTGTCGGTCTTGGTAAAGGAGATGTTGAAGTGTCTGAATGTGTTAGGACGTTGATGACTTGGGTTGATGAAGTTACTGAATCCATTGAAAGGGAAAGGGACGATGCACTGAGAGCTCAACTTGCTGCCAGTGCAAAGTACGACTGGACGATTAAGGTGTGGAAGATGTATTCTTACAACGATGGCCATTCACGCAGTGGAAATACTTTTGGCAATGTATTTGGTTTCAGGAAGAACATGTTCAAGAAACCAGGTAAGATGTTCACATACAGGACGTCGTCCAGGCAATGCATAGTGAGTTTCGACCCAGCAGCACATATAAATGATGGGGCCGCTGATGGGTATGGAAATAATGATTATTTTATCAATTGTACTTCTCTGACTGTCAAAGAGGTATCAATATTGAGCCAAATATTGAATGGGGTGACCAGGCAAACTCCGTTTTTGGCTGACCAAACCATCGACTTAGTAGAAGATTTAGTTAATGTTACGAGCCTCGGACCTGTTAACTATAGTCCTAATAACTTTGAATACACAGGTAGAGATTTACATCAGCTTTTGATCAAGTTAATTAACTCACATAGATGGCATGAAGACTATTTGACTGCCACAAGGGCAGCGAAATACTGGCTGGCGCAACCGGCTACTGAGACCGTCGAATCACATTGGTGGTTACATCAAGAAAGAAGGTTGATATTACCTAAATTAGGCTTAAAGAGGGCGTGTTTCCACTTCCTTATTCAGGATGAGGGTGTATGCACCACACAACAGGCAATTGATGTAGTGACAAAGCTTAAACTTAACGATGATAGGTTTACAATTGAATCACTGCTGATGAACACTTACTGGTATTGGGGTGAGTTTATGTATGTACATAACAAGCTGTCTCAAGCTAAACTACAACAATCGTTACGCGGTTTTAAAGTGATGGATTTAGAGGAGCGTATTAGGGCGGACGGACTGGTGTCTGCTATGATAGGCAAGAAGATAGACTTACCTATACATACTTGTGTACGCACAGAATGGGCTGTACAACTAGAAGAGAAATACAACATAATTGTACCTTTTGGTACCATAAACTTCAACTCGATAGCTGATTACGGCTACCGTAGGAACGCTGATGAGAATTACATATTAGATACACTCGTCACACCGGGATGCAGTGCTGCTATAATAGGTATGAGTGGTACATTAATGGCTGGCACACCATATAGTGGTATGTTTAATCAGCAGCCAGCTATGAAAGTAGTTGATGATGACAAGAGGGTGACAGCGTTATCTTACAACGATTTGTGGGCATATGGCGTGTATTGCAGGTGGCAAGGGTATAACTTACAATACAAATACCCGTTCACTGAAAATAGACATGTGGTATTCGCAGCTAATAGTGTAGGAGTGGCGATGCCCCCAGTAAAACCTTCTTTGCGGCGTACACTACCATACATCATAGAGGGAGTCCAGTGTAGACAGCATCAGTGGGGATCAGAACCTAATTTCCTACTGCAATGTAAGGTGACCTACGCTTGGAACAGGACACCTTTAATAGTACAACACGACCCACATTGGAATGCGGTTGCGGCTAGTACTTCAACAGATGCGGGTAGGAGTATAACACAGTTCAAGGGTTACGCTGAACATGCGGAAAGGTACGTTGTAGCTTTGGTAAGTAATTATGACATTCAATCTTCGGGTTTTCAAATAACTATGGTAAACCCGGGAGTACCGCTAGGACCGGACACCGAGCAATCACCATTACTCGAACCAGGCGACAATCCGGATCCACCAGATCCAGGAGTGCAGAATGCGCCCGAAGTATAGACGAGATAGTAGAAATACCACAGTTTGTAGATTTTGAAGACTGTGTAATGTGTAGCGCTGATATGGAGGCGGCTGGATACGCCTTATATGACATAATACCTCACGTTGAATTCCGAGGACGTAGAATTATATCTATCGAGGGAGCTCAAACAGGTGTATACTGTGTATACACAAGAAAACTTGATGTAACTTTACTATACTGTAGAACAGATTTAGACTTGAAAAGTGCTTACCCTCCAGTATTGCTGCGGGCAGCAAGATGGCAATACGGGCCAGACCTGATGCCTTACGGACTAGTTACTACTAACGAAATACTTATGAATGCATTCTTTATAAATAGTACTTCTAGGAGACAGAAGCCTGCATCACAGGCGGAAAACTTTATCCGGAAAACATTGTGTGGAGATATACAAATACCTCCAACCAAGGTCTCTGCGAGGCACTTGAGGTATGTAACTATACGTGAACTTAATTCAGTCCCCTATAACAGGTTAGTGGAGCTGGCCGGCTTCACCTTTAATACTTTACACTCATTATATAAAGCTAGAGACTTACATGAATCCTTTTTTGTTGGTCTAATCATGTGGGCTCTGAGTATACCAGATGAGATAAGACCATGGATATCCAAATCTGGTATTTGGTTGTGGGAGTTTGACACTGTTGAACAGTTTGCAAAGGTCATTAAAAATAGATTTACGCTCAGGTTGAAAGCTTTACAAAACTTAGTACCTATAGACTTGACGCCAGCTTTTGAAATGGAGGTATTAGTGAATAGGGGTGTTGGCAGTGTTGACTGGGATGCTGAAGAGTCGAACAGGACTAAACCTAAATTAGCCGAGTTTGACAAAGTATCAGTCTTAACTGAGTGTGTAAAGCTGTTTAAACGTGCTTACAGTACGGGTAGCCGCCCAAAGAAAATGAAATGGGAGAAGTACTGGAAAAATAGGTATCAGTGGGCACCTACAGGGGCATTCCATTCACAATATCATGAGGATTTGATGTATTTAGCTAAAGACAGATTATGTCGAAACAAGCTTGACACACTGACAAAGATGCCAAAACGCTCATTAGAGTACTTCTTGGAACGACCTCCTCAAATAAGGGCATGGGCATCTACTAAATACGAGTGGACGAAGATGCGTGCTATATACGGAGTCGATGCCACCAACTTCATATTGACAGGCTTCGCTATGGGTGATTGTGAAAGGACATTGAGTAACATATTTCCTATAGGTGATACGGCGACAGAAGACAACGTTAGACGGACAGTTAAAGAGGTGCTTCGTAATGGGATACCATTTTGTTTTGATTATGAAGACTTCAATTCACAACATAGTACAGAGGCGATGAAGTCAGTACTTGAGGCATACATCTTGGTATTTGAGAAAAGCTTGTCACAGGAGCAGCAGGCTGCTTTAGTATGGGCAATTGATAGTCTTGACGACGTAGCAATCCGTGATGATAAACAGAAGTGGTATAAAACTAGTGGTACATTATTGTCAGGCTGGAGACTGACTACATTTATCAACACAGTATTAAACTACGTGTATATACAACTACTGGACTCACCGATTAAGGTGTCTACTCACAACGGTGACGATGTACTGGCTGCCGTTACTAGGTTTTCTGATGTGCAAAAATTGATGCTGAGTGCTTATAAGCATAAGGTGAGATTTCAACCACAGAAGTGTTTCCTGGGCGCTACTGCAGAATTTTTGAGGATAGATCATTCTCGGCCTGGAGCTGGACAATATTTGGCACGTTCTATTTCTACTTATGTACATGGCCCGACAGAGGCTGCCTTACCTAATAATGTATTAGACTTGTTAAAAGCTACGACTGAGCGCTGGCGTGAAATAGAAGAAAGGCATGGTTGCATTGATAACCTACGTGGCATTCACGGAGAAACAATTAAGTATATATGTGAGAAATGGCATGTAGAAGAAGATCTGTATGATAAATATTTGAACACTAATGTATTATGCGGTGGCCTATCTAACGACGTAGGGGAGGAGAATTTCTTGTATGATTTTAAATTAGAGCAAGTCAAGACTGACAAAGAAATAGACGATGCAGAAGTGCGGGCCACCACACAATTAAACCAAGCGGGACTTGACCAGATGTTTGGTAATGTTAATGAGGACGATTTGACAGACGGGGAAAACTACCCGGGTGCATATGAATATGCCCTAGGGTTATCCCGATCTTTATTCTCAGGAACACATTTTTACCAAATCTATAGATCAGTACTCAAGACATTGGAACTCAACCGGTCAAACATCAGGTTCAGAGTGAAAGTGTTAGAGAGGAACACAAATACAATAGACTATCTAAACGCAGTGCAGAAGGGTACTCACAAAACTAGGGCTAGCTCGACGAGGGTGATGTTGGCAAAAGCTTGTGGTATACCTTTAGTATCCGTCTATGATGAAGTCTAC